ATGGCTAATCGTACCGTTACCCTCATTCGCAACGCTAATATCCCCGGTCTCGGCTGGCGTCGGGGCACCCTTATCAAGTCAAAGAATGGCCGCTACAAGGATGGCTATATGCTTTTCAACGGCACCGAATACCATACCCCGCAGGGCACTTATCAAGTCCGCCACTACGACGGAGCCAAGGCCAAGTACACATCGGTTGGCAACGACCTCGACGCGGCACTCACCTTCCTCGAAAAGAAGGAAGCTATGATGCAACGGGAAGCTGCGAACAAGAAGCTCGGCATCGCCGAACCAACGCCGATCCCGGATCGCAAGACTCTGGCGGAACTGGCCGCTGCGTACATCACGAAGAAGCGGTCGCCTTCACTTGATCTGACCAAGGCAAGCATCCACATCTACGAGCGGACGCTCACTGGCTTCGTACAGCACGCGAAGCGGCTCTACCCCGGCGACGTGACGGAAGAGGATGTCACCGGCTACATCGACTCCCTCATCAGGGAAGGGTACAGCCGGACGACTCGCGCTATGCGGTATATTTCCCTGCGTGGCTTTCTGCGGAACGTGGGTGTGGACGTAAACAAGGCCATCGAGCCGTCCACCCACAAGCGGCTGTCGGAAAAGCCAGACGAAGATACGACGCCCTATACGCCCGCCCAGCTTGCCAAGCTGTTCCCGGTATGCACGCCCTACTACCGCATGGTCTTCGGTCTCCTGTTGCAGACCGGGATGCGGTTCCGGGAGGCATCGCACCTGACGTGGGCAAATGTTCTGTGGGAGAAGAATCAGATTTTCGTGCCCAGCACGCAGCGCATCACCAACCGGGGCAAGTTGAAGGAGTTCCGCACGAAGAACCGGAAGGGACGGGTAATCCCGATGTACCCGACGCTGAAGGCTGCATTGCTCCAATGGCGTGCGCTGTACCCGGACACGATCTACGTGGTTGGATCGCTACGCGGCGACCAGCCCAACAACCATTGGATCACGTATGGAAAGAAGTTCTGGAAGGACGCGGGTCTGAACTGCGGTGTATGCGATGCATGTGCAGCGAAGGACGCGTGTGAGCAGTTTTACCTGCATAAGTTCCGTCATACTTATGCCCACCGCTGCCTTGATGTGAATCCTGACATCCACGAACTGAGCCGCCATCTCGGCCACCACGACATCGGCGTCACGATCATTTACCTGAAGGGACGCACGTCGAACATGGCGAATGATCCGTTCGCATCCACGTTTGCTCCGGTTCCCACCGGGAAGATCGTCTCCATTAGCGTGGCTTGACGCCGTCCACCCGGTACACCGACCCGCCCTTCACCGGGCGGGTCGCTTTTCTGGAACGGGCGTATTAGAGGGATATGGATACCATAGAGACTATTGAGAATTGGGGTAAGCTACTCACCGTAGATCAGCTTGCCGACCTTACCGCGATCCACGCCAAAACTTTGTATCGCTACATCCGGCTTCGCAAGCTGCCCGCCCTGCGGATCGGCGGCAATATCCGGCTCAATCCGTCAACGACCGCTGAGTGGTTGAGGTCGCGGCAGGGGTGATGGCTTGCCCTGCCCTGAGGGTAACGCAGAGAGTCCCTTGAAAACTCAGGCACGGATGGTGCAGACTCGATCCACGAGGAGTCGCCCACCAGAACATCGGTGGGCTTTTGCCATGGCCGAGAGACGCCCAGCTAGTGAATATGTGAGCGTTAGGCTCAGGGGGAGGTTATGGGTTTCGCTGATGGTAGAGTTCCCAGTAACGTGAACTGCCGATATTCCAAATTCTTGTGTAGTCGCGCCAATCAAGGCGTTCATTTCTGCGGATTAATCGGATGCTCATATTCGGAACGGGTTCAGTAAGAGCCGTATTCATCCGTGCGACGTGCTGATCCCACTCGGTTTCGCCCCCCTTCGGAACGGGATATTTCCCCGCCCAAACGACGTGGTCTGTGAGGAGGTCAATAAGCTCCAGATCATCGGCATCTAGCGTCAATTGAGCCAATGACGATAACTTTTTGAGTTTATGATGTGTCGGAGGATTTTTTTTACTAACCTCCAAGATCAACGCCTTATACAGTAGTTCCAAGGCGAGACCGCAGAGCATCCGAAACACGGAAGGACATGCAACGGAGAAGCAGTAGCCACCCTCCAGTCCTAAAAGATCGTGAATCTGATCACCTTCGTTCTGCATGGCGAACCATACTGCACCTGCCGCGCCACGCAGATCGTTCGCCCGATTGAACCAGTAGATGGACAGACTTTCTTCACGCTCGTATCGCTCCATAGAGGCAGCTTACGCTTTTCGTCTCCCGGCGTCCGTGCCGCCGCTGTGCGGTGTAGGCTTTTATCGAGGGGTGCGAGCGATGAACAATCAGACAATTGAAACCTTCGATTTGGTCACGGTTGAAGGTGAGAGCGGTGTTTGGCAACGCTGGTGTCCAAGAACACCGACCAAGCTCCATTCGGTTTATATCCGGCTCGCGGGATTATGGAATAGATCGGCACGCTACCGACTGTCTACGTGTCTCAGCTTCCCATATTGCTCCTCCGTCAGCCACAGCCACACCGATCCACGCCCCTGATTGATGCCGTAATCGAGTGCCTGACGGGCTGCTAGGTCTTTCAGCGCACCGCCCCTCTCCGCCATCTCCACGACCTTGGCCGGGTCAGCAAACGTCATCGGATGCGCTGCGGGTGTCTGCAAATCCTCACGCAGGAACTGACAGTGCCATCCGCCCTTGGCCAGCATGTAGTGGAGGTAGACCTTGTGGAGGTTTCCAGATTGACGTTCGCTGCCCATGGGCGAATACTAAGCGAACAGGCTGTGGAGGCGGAACGATGGGCGTACCGATGGACAGGAGCAACCGAGTGTTCGGGAAGTTGAGCACCGTGGAGAAGGTGTTCCCGACGCTGGAAGAAGCCACGATGGAGTTCACCGAGTACGACTTCGCCCTGAAGAAGCGTAGCGGCACTTGGAAGCTCACGTGGGATGGCGGGCTGATGGCGTGCGGCAACCAGTTCTGTCGTAGGGGAGGCTATGAAATCGACCGTCATCTTTACGATATGGTTCGGACGCACGCAACGGAGAAGGACATCAAGATCAACTGCCGTGGCGATGAAGGCAGTCCGAAGGGGCGCAAAATCGGACGCCGGTGCCAGCATTACATTGAGGGAAAGATTACTTTGACGTACAAGCCGGAAGGCGAAACGGTGGAGGCTCAGCGTGAAGAAGACCTGTAAGGAATGCGGGGAAGAGTTTGAATTGCTTCCCAACAAGCCGGGGTTGGCGACGGTCTGTCCGCGTTGCTCGGAGCCAACCGAGGAGCGGCGGAAACGTCAAGTAGCTGCGGAGCAGCAGAGGCACACGTCCCTCTCTGTATCTGTGCGGAAGAACGCCAAGCACCGCGAAGAAGAACGCCAACATGACATCAAGCTCGGACGAATGGGTTTCGTGCGGGTGCCCGGAAAAAGCTTCAAGGTAAGAGTGCCGAAGTGAGAGATTTCAAACAGTGCGTCCCGGCTGACGCACAAGCCTATTATCTCGAACTCTTCAAGCACAGAAACAGCACCGAACGTGCCAACTACGACGCGAAAATAAAGGCCATCCGCAACGTCCTTGCCGCTCAGGGCGTGCGGTCGTCTGGCTACGCCGATATGGCGTCATGGAATGCAAAGGCAGAATTTCTTGACGGTCTGGCACTTGGGCATGTGGAAGATGTGCTGGCGATCTACAGGGAGCGGGAACTGGTTCTGACACCGACCGTCTGCTCTTGTCTCACGGAGACGACGCGTGAATACCTTGACAAGGCATACCAGAATCAACGGAAGCTCAGCGCGGACGGGATGCTCGGCTTTCGCCTCCACAACTCCTGCATCTTGCAGATGCCTACGCGGAAGTTTGCGGTCATGCCGAAGATCAACATTCTGATTGAACGTGCGAGGCTTGCAAGTATGAAGAGGAGTGACGTTCCGACCGTCCACCACACCAACATCACGCAGAACATCTCCGGCAGCCACAACAACGTGACGGCAACAGGAGACATTGCCGCTCACCAGCAGTACAACGTCAGTCAGCTTGCGATTGAACTGGAATCACTGCGGAAGGAACTGAGCCAGAATCCCACCATCGACGCAGAAGACCTCAAGTTGCTGGAGGAAGCAGAGCAAGCCGCGAAGCAGAATGATGAGACACGGTTGCAGCGTGTTTTGAAAGGCGTCAAAGCTGGCACTTGGGAAGTTGTGAAGGGCTCCGGCTTGGAGGTTGGAAAGCAGCTTCTCATTGGGTACATCCAATCAAAGTTGAACTTGCCGTGGCCGAGCTAATCACAACTCGGCAATCTCTCCAAATCGAGAACCGTCAATAAGTCGAATGTTGTTTTTCTGTGCCAAGGCGCGTGCCGCTGGCGTGAACGTGGAATTTGTGACAACACAACCTTCTGTTCCACCATAGAAAGGTATTGCACCAACGACCTCTTGCACCGCCTTGTTCCCAACAGCACCGGTGTATCGCTTTGCTTGAATTATGACTCTTCTCTCTCCCTTGATCGCGATAAGGTCTGCGCCTTGATCTCCGGTAGCAACAGTCGCAGTTACCTGCCAGCCATTGTCTAGTAGGACTTTTCCAACAGCGGTTTCAAAATCGACTCCAGACAGAAGTGCGAGTTCTTCGAGTGATTGTCTCTTGCCTTTCTGTCCTTCGTGATGTTTGACGAATTTGTGCTTCAGCATCGCTTGAAGCCGGATGAAGCCTGTCGGAAGACCATAGGCCGTGCCATATTTCTTCAACCCTTTTCTCACTTCTATTTCGCTGTGGCCTTCTCGTCCGGCTATCTTAATGAAGCAATCGTTAACCTCCTTATCTAGTAAATGCATTCGTTCGTCACCATACTCGTCCAATACGGACACTTTCCGTTCAGCAATATCGAGAAATATGGTTACGATGTCCGAATACTCTGCTATTAATCGCTCGGCATTCTCAGTCTCCTCAACAACCTGTTTCGCTCTTTGCTCATCTGCGATCTGAGTCTCTCGTCTACGGAACCTATCCTGAATGATGCCAAGAAGCTCCTTAGCCGATTCCTCTGGAAGCTCATTTCGTTTTGCCCATCTCGAAATAAGCCCGCTGATCCCTGAAGGCTGATGAACGATCTGCGGCACCACAACGTGAATTGCACTCACGCAACCCAGTGCAAGATTGGAAAGTTCGGTTTTGTTGTATCGGGTTCGAATGTTGACCTTGCACTCGTACTCGCGTATCACCGCTTCAATTCGCGGCTGATCCAGAAGGAACTTTACGAATGCAGTGGCAGATCGAGTGTCTTCAGATAGGGGCGGCGGTGCCTCAGTAGGGGACTTCTCTGGTGCCGCTTGTTGCGGTGCAGCAGCGGGTTGCTGGTCAACGAACAGAATGTCACGGTATTTATCAGGGAGTGCCTTGCCCTGCTCCAGCAACCGCGCTATTTCCTGAATTTCTAATTGACCGAGAGGGGTTGCCATATCTCTCCAGCGTGCGAAGCATTTAAGGTACTGCGAAACATCATAGGCAATATCCGTGTGAGCCGTCGAGGGTATACTTCCCCCATGGATACGAACGAACTTATCCGGCAACTCACCGAAGAACGGAACCGCATCGACGCGGTTATCAAGCTGTTATCTGGCACCATATACACCACCGCGAAGTATGTGGAACCCAAGACCCGCAAGCCGATGTCAGCCGCCGCACGTAAACGGATCGCGGCGGCACAAAAGAAGCGGTGGGCTGCGCGTAGAGATTCAATGACGAAGAAATAAGGAGGCAGCATGTCACTGTTTCGTGAGTTGGATCAGGAAGCGAACACCGTGCAGTTCTTGTACAAGGGAGAACCGATCACACCGAAGATAAAGATGGACGATCCGAAAGCCCTGATCGAAGGGCTTGGGGGTGCCCTGAACACGGCATACAACAAACTGCGGGATGCTAACGCGGCTTCCCACTGACTAGATAAATCAGAACTACGAAACCCATTAGTAAGCGACTGGCCGCGAAAGTGCCTTTCGCCGATCCGAGCCAGCCATGTGCTCGTTTCTCCATAACAGCAATGAAACGCCTGTCACAGGAGACTAGCGCAAGCTAGGGTTGACGGGTGTTTCCGCGTTTAGCCGCCATTGCTAGGCGGGGTTCCCCATACAACGGTGTCGGGTAACGCAGAGCGGAATCCCACTTGAAACGCCATCGCCTCTTCCCGCGTCTTGAACATTGGAAGCGGAAATTCGTGCGGCGTTATTTTCCAACGGTCGCCGAAAGTGAAGCAGTGCTTGCCCCGGTAGCGTTGGTAATTGACATTGAATTCCGCACCATGCTCCCGCAGATACTTGGACAGTTTCATTGAAGCACGGGTCGTGTAGAACGTTACGGTCGGACTGCACCACGGCTCGATGTCGGCTTCAGTGACCGCATTTGACGCCTTCGCACCGGCGATGAAGGCCGCTTGCAAGAGAGCCGCGTGCGGATCGTCGCCAGCGGAACTGTCGGGAACCGGAAGCTTGGTTAGGATCGGGTTGCCAGCCGAGGCATCGGGCACGCCCAACAGCCCCTCATCAATCGCCAGTTGGACTTCCTCAAGACGCCTGATCGCACGTGCGATCCTAGCCTCGCTGTCGCGGATCGGGTCAGCATCCACTGGACCGGAACCTTCCAAAAGATCGGCACGCATCTCGCTCAGCCGCTGGCTCAGCATCTCCTTGGGTGATCCGTACACCACCGGAGTCGGGGCGTCATCAACAGAAGCGGGCTGTATCGCGTCGTCAGCTTCATCGTCGCTTTCAGTCTTAGCAGGTAGACTACGGTTATTCCCGCCATTCCTGAGCGTCCTGAGATTGTCCTGCACCGTCCTCAGCGACAATTTGAGACCGGTACGCTTGGTGAATCTATCGAACCACGGTATCCATTGGCCGTGCGGCAATCTTTCATTCATTTGCCAGAGCAAGGGGTACAGTTCAATCTCAAGACGTTCTTTGAACGGGCCGATAATCTGTGCGGCCTTGGCATAGATCGCACGTTCCAGTTCCTTTACATCGTCAAATACGCAATGCTGCGTATTTGAAACGGCAGCCGCAGTTTTTGGGGAAATTTTTTCTGACGATAGTATGGGTATCAACAGTCGACTAGCTGTGCTTGCTGTCATCGACCGATACTTACCCGTGGTCGTTTGCTTGAACTTCAAGCGTCCATCGTCTCTCCGGCCAAGAAACATATACGGCTGATCGCTGAGTTTATAGTTGTAGACCTGACCGGGTACTAACTCGATGGATTCCGATTCGCGTGCTGCACTGTCGAGGTACAGCTTGGTATCGGCCATGAACTGCACAATGGCTTCGCATCCAGCTATTTCCTCTGCCGTGAGGTCAACGTAACGGGAATAGTGACCGTGTTCGTACTCAGTCCTAATCTCTTCATCGGTGGCCTGACGAAGTTCCTTCTCCCAATCAGCGGGAGTGTAACTGTATTCGGCAGGAAAGTTCATATCCAAAATTTCCCACTGAGGCGGTTCATCGGGAGCGTCGAACAAGGGACAGATGTCGAGGACTTGGTGCAGGTACTCCGGCTGCACTGTGCCAATATAGCTAAAGGTGACCCACACCCAAGCGGGACAACGCGCCTTGTTTGCTGTTGATGGCTTTGTCTTAGTCAGTTCCATGCTTACAAGTGGAGCACGACCAGCAATCCGTCGCTACTAAGGTACTAAACTATCCCGGCGTCATCGCCGCGCCAGTCGCGGACATTGTGATACTCAAATTTATTTTTCCTGTATTTCCACTTAGGCACAGAAATATAGTTATCGTCCATTCGGTCGGCAGTTACGATCCTATATAAACAGCGTCTATATCAAGGTCGGCTCTTCCGGGTGTTGTCGCACCCACTCCGAGCGGATTCACGATTCCCGTCACGGTAACCGTTGACAAGTCAGTTCCGATGGGCACGGCGATGGAGTAGGTGGTTCCAGTCAAGGCAGTGCTAAAGTCATTCACTATGTCACCCAACGACGACGTGATTAGGACGCCGACGCCACCGCTGGGGTAGGTTGCTCCACCTTCAATAGTGGATGACGCCGTGACGTACAGGTTCAAAGCCGTAGTCGTCGTGCCGGAGGGGAAGCCGAACCATGTGCACTGGCCGTAATCCTGAAGAAAGCCACTGAGGTCGTTGTCTCCGCTGACAGTGGCATACCCCGCAGGTGAATTCAATAGACTGGCCGCGTTGAGTGTTGTCAGACTACCGCTGTCTGAAAAGCGAGTAGCATATGCCGGGAAACCCAACGTGATGCCGCCTCCGCCGCCTAGCGTGCCGTACAGTGGCGTCGTGATTGATCCGATGTAGAAATAGCCAACTCGATTGAGGAAGTCAGCCTCATTGGTCGTGGCAATCGGTGTGATTGCTCCGCCCGCGAAGGTTGGGTCAACGTAGTAAATGAAGTACAGCGTCTGCTGCGCAAGCCCCGTGATGTTGTATGCTCCGCCACTCAATACCGAAACCGACGCCATGCCGATAATGGCTGTGAATGGGTACACGGTGATGGTCGCTCCGCCGCCCGACAAGGCTTGGGCACGCAACGATCCCTCAGCCAATGCAAGATCGGTCACGACCGAGAGCGTGATCGACACGACGTATCCGTCGATTTCGACCCACTCCGATGTCGCCCCGTTTGCTCGGCAAGAGCGGATGCGGAAGTCGTAGGTCTGACCGGCTACAACACCGGTGACGTAGAACACCGTCTGGCTGGAGTCGGCATATCCCGCGTTGAGCCAGCCCTGCGGCGTTCCACCAACGACCAGTTGGTACTGAATCTGAATCTGCGTCGTGAGGATGTCAGCCGGGGTGTCCCATTGCACTTCGACGCGAGGCGTAACCGACCCGTCCAAAGCAACCAACGCGGTCGCCGCCCCGCTGGTGAGAGACATTGATGTAGGCGGTGCTGGTGTGCCGCTCAATTGGGTCGGCGTGGCGGGCAAATCATAGACCGTCAGTTCATCGGTGCTTGGGTTCCACTCGTAGACGGACGAATCGGACTCGATCACAGTGACATGGAGCATGATCGCAAGGGCTTCCTCCCCGCCGCTGTTCGATTTAACGCGGTCGCACGTGAAGCCAACGCCGGTGACCTCTAGCGTCTTCTCCGTCCATCCCATGAATGGGAACGTGAACTGCATCACGTCGCACGGCTGAATGCGGTAGGACGGAAGCCCCATAGTGAATGAACCCGAACCCTGCTGCCGGTTGCGAAGGAGATTTATCTTGGCGACTCGCTGTGCCTGAGTGACGGACAGAACCGTGGGCAGCGACAGTTCTTTCGGATGTTGAATGCCCCCGTCTGCGGTCAGGTATTGATCGCTGGAGAACCCATGCAGCACGTCCGCTGCGTACTCGGGGTAGTTCGTCGGCTGAAATGCAAACGCAAAGTTATTTTGTATCGAACCGTCATAAAACCCGTTGCTGTCATAGAGGTTGCCGGTGACGTTCCACGGGAAGTTCGGAGCGGTGTATGTGCCCGAGACACGGTTGAATAGATCACGGACGCTGCGGTTAGGCTTCCACTGCGGCGGAGCCAGAAGCGCGTTCTCATCCCACGTTGCGGACGCACCCTGCCAATATGCAGGGGTGATGTACCACTCACCACCGATGCGCGAGAGTCGCCCGGCGGCTCCCGACATCATGGTCGAGAGAGCATCGCCCGGAGCCATCGACGTGTCGTAGTGCCAGTTGGTGGCGTACTGAGCTTCGTAGGTCGCACTGGTCGCGGAGAGAGCGGCTACTTCAATTTGCTCGTCGCATACATTTGCCGCAGCAATCAGTTGTGCTTGATTGACGGTGCCGTCTCCGAGGCCGAACACCGGATCAGTGATAACGTCAGCGGCGACGAGTGCCCAGTTGGTAGTGAAGCCGGTCGTGCTCGTGCGTGGATCATAGATATTGTTCTTCCCGTTGACCGTGATCCTGATTTCAGGAAAGGAAGGGAACAGGTTGGTGTTGTACTCGATTTTGAGATACAGGTACGCACAGCCAGCTACCCACGGATAGTTGCCCTCACCGTCTTCCGCCCAATTGGCGTCGTTAGCGGTCAGGGCTCCAATGACTGATGCGGGACTACCTGTCCATGTAGCAACGCCGGGTGAGTTCGAGCCAGCGGGGTCGGTCTGGTCGCCATAGCGAACCTCGCAGTAGAGCCCCGAATGGCCTGAGCCGCCAAAATTGTATTGCGATCCGTCCGGCCCGGTGTGGTTCGCTCCATCCGCGATCCCGCCGAAGCCCACGCCATTGCGTACAGCCCAACCAACGCCAGAACCCTGCCAGAACACTTGGCGACCATCGAGGTACAGGTTCTCAATCGAATCAATTTCGTGCCCGGCGAGGACTATCGTGGCATTCCATTGATCGTGTGAACTGCCAGTCGTACTCTGATAAATCATCACGCCGCCGACGCGCTGCTGGCCGTAGATGATCTGACGGAACGAGGCCGCTTGCCGAGTCGTGATGTTCATCCCACGATTGCTCGTGAGGGCACCAGCAATCGCAGCGGCCTCCATCGCTACACCGCCAACAGCCATCGAAGAAATAAGGGCTAGTTCGTAGGGGAGCAATGCCCAGCCAACGCCGGGGACGACCCAGAACAGAGCCGCTGCTCCCGCCAGTAGTGCCGCGCCTTCTATTGCTTTCGCCATGTCTACACCGCCCACGCACGCACAACGGCGGTAATCGGCAAGCGGACAAGCCCAGACGGGCTGGTGCTTACAACGTGCTTGCCGTTCAAGTGAACAACGCCAGCGAGGAGATTGGTGCCATTGCGGACGACAACGAGGTCGCCACGCTTGGCAAGCAGCGGGTGAGTATGCTCGGTTAGGCCGTGCCGGTTTGCACAATACTCGACCGCATCGGCAACCGCCGTCTTCGGATCGTCGCCCTTGCCGGTCACAGTCTTGATGAGGGCGAATGCTGAGGCTTCGTCGTGGTAGCGGCCACGGAACTGGTCGGCGATGTCTACGGCGGTGAATGCTTGGATTGCATTCGCGGCGAACGTGCAGCAGTCATTGACGCCCCACTCAAACGGAGCGTTCGCGTGTTGGAGCAGATGGGCGTTGTATTCACGGGTTGCCCAATGTTGGGTTCTCTTCAGGCTCATCGGTAGAGGACTCCATCCCGCTTGTGGGCGAGTCCGGCAGTTACCTGCTCAGGTGTCATTGCCTTGCGGACAGCGGACGCGGTGAAGTGAGCCTTGCGGCTGGTGTGATATGCACGGCTGTATGCAGTGGAGGTGGGTTCTCCGGCCTTTAGCACCGGGTCGTGGATCAATGCCCACGCGGCCACGGCCATGACATGTTGACCGGCAGGGGTCTCAGCGGGGTTGAACCATGCGAGACGATGCTTCGCAATGAACGCGCAGTCAGCCCTGTCAACCTTAGGAGCATCGGAGGGCACTGCCAGCTTGCAAGCATCGCAGTGGTAGATGAGGCCGGTTGGTAATGTGATCGGGGTCGCCATTATGACCCCCAAATCAGGGCTTGGTCGTTTAGCTGCTCAACCCAACCGAAGGCAGAGTCGTTCGGGTAGTAAAGCCGCTGATCGGCGGACGTGTAACGACGGCAGGTTGGGCGTGCGAGGTCGAGCATTCTCGACTCAAGCGTCAGGGAGATGGAAATTGTGTCGGTTCCGGGAGTGACGGTCGGAACGTCAACACAGCCACTGAACTGGAGGTAGGGTGTTCCGATGACCGTGCATTGTGGGGTGACCAGAGCGAACCAGATGTTCGCGGTCGCACCGGGCTGGATGTCTGTCAGGCATTCGCCAAGGAGAACCGGGTCGATGCCGCTCAGGGTGACCGTTGTGCCGTCTGCGGTGACTTCTACGCCCTCGTTGATCGTGCCAATGCTGCCGAGGGTGCCGACGCCGAGAAAGGTGTGGCCGTCCCAAACCAGATTGCCCGGTCCCGTCCAGACATAGACGGTCTGACTCTTGAATGTCAGTTGGACGAGCCGAGCCGGGTACACCAATCCGGCTTGCATGGCCGTGGCGAGCGTTGAATCAAGTTCTCTGGGCACGTTCGGGTCTCCTGTAAAGGAGTCCGAAAGTCAGGAAATTGTGGGGTCACACCGCTCTGCTACGATTGCTCAACTGGAGGCTAACTTGGCGATTGAACTTCAAACTGACGGCACCGGTAATGTCATTACATGCCCAATGACAGGGTGGGGAATTAAGCCGGTTGCGGAAACGATGATTCTTCTAGCTATCGAGTATGTAGACAGTCCAGAGCAACTCGAAACAGGGGAGCGCAAGCAGCTACAGGCCATACTGCACTCACACCAAGCCCTAGAGCTTGCGGAGGAACTGAAAAAGGTAGTGGCACTTCTCGAACCACCACCACTTGGTTCGTTGAACTAATTGATTTCTGCATCGTAGTTCTCCTCTTATCGGTACTCGATCACCGGAAATGAGAGCCGGGTCGTCCGACTGGCATCGGCAGACCACGTGCGCTTGTTTGTGGCCAATCTGAAAAGTCCCTTGGGATTGGCTGTGATGACCGGAGCCGAGGCGGCAGGAACTTCACGCAATGACGGCCAGATGTTGATGGTTGCGTTGCCATCGCTGTCGGAGTTGACAATGCCGAGCACTCGGTGGAGTCGGTACCCGACTTGGATGTAGTCGCCGGGAAGCAACAGACCGACCTTGCTGGGCGTCCAGCCGATGGTTGTAAGCGTGTACTGGCCGAAAGAATCTACCGGGGACGCGGGACACGTTGGAGTGCCAAGTGGGTTGCCTCGCGGTGACGCTTTCATGGGGTCACAAATCTGAATGGCATTCATCATGCCCCTGCATTCCATGAGAGCAGACACCCACACGTCAGCTTCTTCTTGCGACAGCGGAGGCAGAGTCACGGTCGCGCCCCACATGTCGCCGCCGACCCAAGCCTGAGCCTGTGTCTGCTGGGTATATGGACTAGCGACGATGGCGACAGCATCCGTGAAGTTCCACTCGACGGCATTGGCTCCGTCAATGGGCGGGGTCGCCACGAGCGTCACGTCGTTGCCGTTGAGGGTGATGGTAGTCATGCTCATTTACTTCTCTCGCCCCAGCCGATCCATCCGTTGTTCGTTCAAACGCTGAACGTTCTCCCACTCGGGGCGAGGCACAATCGTCCGGCAAACCTCGACGAGGTTGCGCAGGGTTTCTTCCAGACGTGGCAAGATGTCCACCTGTACCCGGTGGGACTCTGCAAGCTCGTCAACAATGGCCTCCAGCCGTGCAAGGCGCGTGGCGTTGTGAAGCGAACGGCGAACGAGCCAGCCAAGGCCGGGGATTACGGCGACGAGTGCGGGAGCCACAATACGCACGAATAGGTTGTCAGGTACAGCAGGTAGCATGGCGACGGTTGTCCTCATAGTGATTGGGAGCCTTCAAACGGGGGTTTACTGCTTTGCATTAGCAACGGCGAAGCGTGCAATGAGACTGCCGAACATCTGACCGCCCAATGTGTTGGGGTGGATGGTGTCGAGCGTCGTGGTGCCCCAGTTGGTTGAGTTAATGCCAGAGGCCATCGACGCATCCAACACGGGCCAGCCATACATCCCACCGAACACAGCTTGTTCCGCTGCGATGATGTCGGTGAGTGTGCTGCCTGTAACGCGGCTCTGAAGATACGGTGTGACGGCGATAATAGTGGGCTGCACGGTAGGCGCATTAACCGCAATTGCAGCCTCAATAGTCGCGGCCACGAATTTGCAGTCCCCGTAGAAAGTAGTAGATGTTCCACCGAACGTGCTGGCTGCATCTGATGGAGTGCCGAGCGTGTCCCCGCCATCGTTCGTGCCGAACTCGACAACGATGAGCGATGCACCTGCAATCAACACGGCCACGTCTGCAACGGATGTAGACGCGCCGAACGCGCCAATCATGGCAACGCCACCACCGCCTGACATTCCCGGCGCACCGCTGAGTTGCAACACGGACGCAAACGACGGCGTGTAGTACAGGCCGAACGTGATGGAGTCTCCGAAGATGAACGCGGTTTTACCAGAGAACGGATTAGCAGTGCCGATGGATGCAGCGACGGTGGCAACTTTGCCATCCACGGTCGTCTGGTCGTAGACATCGCCACTTTGATATGGAGAAGGCACAACAGTGCCATGTACCCACATAAGAGTGGCAAAGTCGCCGGTTCCGTAAGATACGCGGAAGTAAGCTGACCCGGCGGGTGCTGTGATGGTTGTGGTGCCTAAGACCGGAGTTCCCGTCGAAACACCTGTTATGAAGTTGAACGATTTGTCGTAGAAGAAAGCGGCGTTGCCAGCCGTATTGTTATTCGTCGTGCTTACCGATTGCCCCGGCACAACTGGCATCATGTCCGTAGTCGAGTAGCCCGACTGAGCGGTCAACGTGCCGCCTGAGTCGTAGTAGTCAGTCACCTTGCGACCGACGCGAACGAGATTGTTTACGGAGAGAGCCTGTGAGGAAACCTTGTTTAAGTCGGCTGCAACAGGCAATGCAGCAAGCATGGTGTTGGTGGCACTTTCGTCGTACACGTAACCACTGACATAGGTGCCGGGTACAGAGGAACCCCCCACAATCATTAGCGTGCCGACGACGGACTGACCCGTGAAGCGCATGAAGAACGCACCGGAGGGTACGGTGACAGTGGTAGATTGACTACCGTCGTAGCTCAGTACGCTGCCACCAACCCCAGAGTAGTAAAGGACGTTGTAAGGCGCGGACGAAAACGTGATGGTCTCACCCGCCATGACCGGCATATAGTCGCTGCTGCTATAGCCGCTTGTCGTGGGGCTGGTGATCGGAATGGGTGTGCCACCGTTCGACCCATCTGAGTTGAGATAGTTGTCAGTGCTTGCCGACAGGTACTTGTAACGATTTGCGGTCAAGCTCACACGGCTCAAGCTGTCACCAAGCTGTTCCGCCGTTACCCCACCACCATCAGCCCCAGTGGCACCCGTGGCACCCGTGGCACCTGTCGATCCGGTCGAACCGGTTGCACCTGTTTCACCCTGTATACCTTGGATGCCTTGTATACCTTGCGGCCCGGATTGGATCGTGACCATCGTTCCCAAATTGGGGACGAAGGTGTCGAGACTGAATGAGGCTCCAGATGGCTGAATGACGTAGCCGACCCCGAGGATATTGGTTCCCGTGTTGGGGTCGATGATTTCGACAGCGTAGCCAATGTTGGCGGGGTTGGTCAGGGAAACGTCAGGCAATTGGGGAGCGATGTCCGATCCGTCTGCGGTGATAACGCCATCCACGACCGGCCACGAGTATGGCTTGCTGACCATCTGGCCGGAACTGGTGCCGCCGACTCGAAAGCTGATGGGCGAGCCCGTGTTTGTATTGATGGCAGTGAACTGAATCTGGCCGGTCGCCAGTAGCTGGCCTTGCAACGTGCCGTAGATGTTTGAACCCGTGATGAGGGTGTAGCCGGATGCGGCGGTAGACATAGGTGTTTCGCTCCCTACAAGAGGGAGCAAAAGTCACAGAATTAGTGGGCAGTCGAAGGGCGACGTGCTCGCTGCTCATTGACTGCCTTCACGCTTCCAGCGACCAGATGCGGAGCGGCGGCAGCGATGCCACGCTGCACGGCAGCTTCTACCTGTGCTGGGTCGTTCGAGCCACGGGCGTCAATGTTCCAGTGGTGGGTTGTGCTGCCACCGAGACCGGACAGTTTGTAGTTTGGCGTGACATAACCACGGGCGGAGATAATCTCCGGTCCGTGTTCGCCGACCAATCGCCGGCCCGTCCATATAGCCACCCGAAGCGAAGCCGGGGAGGATCGTTTTCAGCAGCCCACCGAATACCCCGCCGAGCTTGCCCGCAGCAGTGCCGGTGACCGAGCCGATGCCTTTTGCCACTGAATCCACGCCCGAGGCCATCCGCACATACATCGGATTAGAGGAAGAGCCTAGCTGTGCTCCCTTGCCGAGGCCGAACATGCCGAGGACTGAACTCTCGGCCTTATTGAGGCCGGTGCTGGCAACGCCACGAAACAAGGACTCGCCGACACCTTTGAAGTTCGTCCGTTTGCCCATCATCCCGTTCAGGATTTGCTCATTCAGGCTTGTTAGCGTCGATGTGACGAGTTCACGCATTTGCTTGGCGGCGTCGTGGGACGCTGCAACAAACTCCTCCAGACCGTCCTTTGCCCCGCCGAGCGCGGTGGAGCTATTAATTGCCCACTGATCGCTGACAGTCGTGCGAGAGGCTGTACCAGACACGGTTGCGATCTGAGCGTCCAACTCTTTGCCCTTGCCATCATCCAAATCCTGTTGGGTGAGCGCGGCTTTCTTGCTTTGAAGGATGGACAACTGGGCAGCATAGTCCGCTGCGTGATCTGCCGCCGCTTGGATCGCAGCATCGTGCTTCGTGAGAGCACCGGTGGATACTTCATGCTCCCGCGTAAGGGCATTCAGAGAAAACGTGTTCTTCAGGTTCGCTTCGTCGAGCTTTGCCTGTGCAGCGGCCATGTGAGCGGCTTGCTCGTCCAATGTATCGGAGAGCCGCTGTGCGGTCTCATCCCAACGCTGGATGGTCTCTGCATTCTTCTTGGCCTCGGCGTCGAGCTTGCGTCCGGCCTCATCGAGGGCACGGAGCCATGCTTGGTTCGCATCGGCGAACTTGCTGAGTGCGAACTGATGGACTGCCTCGGCGACCTTTCCGGTGCCCTTTGCGGTCGCGTCAGCCAGTCGTTCCCAAAACGCGACCGTCTCACCGACCGTGACTTCATGGTCAGCCTTCAGGGCTGTGAACTGTGCCTCCATCGCCTTCGTTTTCTCGGCAATTTCTTTTGAAGTCTTGTCTCCGCTGGTGATGTCGCCCACTCCAGTGAAGCCGGACGTGTCGCCCCGCTGCGCGTTGCGTTGGCGGATCGCATCCATAATCGACCCGACTTGATCGGTCTGCGAAGGCTTGTTCAGACCGAGGGAAGACAGGAGCATATCAATGGACTTGCGCTGGTACTTCGTGGAATCGGCCAACAGGCCGCTGCCGAGCTTGGTGAACGTGCCGCCCGTAACGATGGCTGCAACGCCCGTGGCGGCTGCGGCCAAGTCGTAAACTCGGAAAGCCGCAAACTCAAAGGCACGACCTATGCCCACCCCGATGTCCCTGAATGCCTCCATGGCACCGTTGCCGCCTGAGACGGTGTTGAGAATCTTATCGAGGGCAGGGAGCAAGCCCTCCGTGAAGGCCAGTCCCGCACCGGTAGCTTCCTGCCCCAATTCCTTGAGCCGCTGTTGGGTGTGCTCCAGAGCCTCGGCGGTTTCAGAATCCAGCATGTTGCCGGTTCGCTGAGCGGCGTCGTGGTACTCGTCCCAATGTTGGCCAAGTTCGATGATGGTCGGGATTTGGTCGGCACCGCTCTTGCCGAGCAAAGCGGTGGCGAGTTCTACGCGGCGGATTGGCGACTCGGTTGCTGCAAGGGTATCGGCGAACTTCTTGAACGCAACTTCGGCACCGTCCTGCCGACCGGCAAGCTCAGTGGCATTGAGGCCAAGAGCCTTCATGAACGCAGAAGCCGTCTTGTTGCCTTCAGTCGCCTGACCGATGGTTTTATCCATCTTCGCTACGGCACTGGTCATGCCGTCAAAGTCCCCTCCTGTGACTGTTGCAGCATAATGCAGGGTGGATAGGGTCTCGACAGCGAGGCCGGTCTTCGCTGAGGCACGCTGGATCGTTTCACCGAACTCTAGGGAGGCTTCGACAGCCTCGCGCATCTTGTTGACGAGGACTCCGGCGACGATGCCCGCCGCAGCTATGCCAGCCGTTGCGCCGGACATAGACTCAGTGATTCCCAAGCTGCCCAGATGTTCGGACAAGCGGTCGTGGAGATAGCCCCCAGTGCTCTGCGATTCCTTTTCAACAGCCGATGCCTCAGCCAGCCGCATCTTGGCCGCTGTGAGGCGTTGCAGGGAAGCGGCCTGAGCGTTAGCGGCTGTGGCACCGTCGAGGTATCCACGGTTGATGTAGGTCTGAATTTTACCGTTGTCGGCGTATGCGGCCTTTTCGTCGGCCTTGGCTTTGACGATACGGAGACTTTGAGCAGAGACGGTATCGCCAGAGAATTTGGCAGCAAGAGCCTGTGCCTTCGCAGCCTGTTGGGCATCAATGGCGGCTTGCCGAGCGGAGGCACCGACACGAGCAATTTGTTTTGCCGCTGATTCAGCACCTGTCGCAGATACTTTGATGTCTAGTTCGTTAGGCATACTTCTTCACCGTCTCTTCCAGCACTTTCTGCATGGCTTCCTCAGCCGGGTGCAATGCCGCCTCGTAGCCAGTCCGAATGAATGGAATGGCCGCGACTTCGCCGATGACCGTGCCTCCGGCACGGGCTCGGCCACCGGCCACAATTCGGTGTCCGTATTCGAGCCATCGAGCGACGTGGGCAACATGCTTGTCCGGACCGACGCGGGCGGTCACTGGTTCGTCTTTTGTCATGTAAACGTGAATGCCATCGCGGACAGCACCGGGAGGCAGGGCATTGGAGCCAGCGAGTTCTTCCTGAAGTACAGGAGCGCGTTCCACCACCGCATCTTTGAAGACGTTGGCACCGGCACGCACCATTCGGACTTGTGCGGGACGGGCGAGGTCTCTGGCAAGTTCATCCATCTTGGCCGCGAGAGCGTCGAAGCCAGCGAAGTCATACGAGATGGATGGACAGTCAGCCATTACGATCTTTTCCTACTCAGGTCAGGGAACATAGCGCGGATGCTCTGAGCGATTGCCTTCCGCCGCTTATGCGTCATTCGCTTCGACGTGGACTGGATACCTCGCTTGCGTGTCTCCCATTGGCTCGGCATAAACTCCTTCGGAGCCATCGGCTTCGTGGGCGACCGGAACCCGGTGTTGACGACCGCCGAAGTAAGCTGTGCCAGCATGAATTCAGCGTGGTCACGTTCGGATGCACGGTAAGCGTTATGCCGGATCAGCAATGCATCAAGCTGACGCGGCGTCATCGCGTAGAACTCGTCGGGATTCAGTTGCAAGTCATATACAGCCGCCGACCAAAACCGCAGCCACAACTCCTCGTCGCTTAGGGTTGTGGCTGGCTGGGGTTTTCCTTGGCATCCTTATCCGCCTTGGGGATGCACGCGCTATAGGCGTCTCCCACGGCGTCATAGATACGTCCCAACTCGGGAATACTGATGAGCTTCTCCACCTCTACCGGAGTAATGTCCGGCTGGTGGGTAAGCATCGCAGCATAGAGCAGAGCCACAATTGTCTCAGCGTCCATATCCACGTAGAGAGCCCGAAGCAGATTGACCGCGATGCCAGCAGCGCGGAGCTTTGCCTGTGCATGAGCCATCGCGGCGAATGTGAAGCACAGATAGAACTCCTTGCCGTCGAGGATCAGGGGAATCTTGGGCAGTGTCGGATCAAGTTCTGGGTTCCCGGCGACTTTGCCTCTCTTCGCCATTAGCTCGTCACCGTCCAAACGCCGTCGATTTCAACCGTGTAGGAAATCTCCGATGCCTTGGTGAGGTCGATGTCGAACCCACCGGCTTCAGTGACAATGCCAGAGAAGGCGATCATGGTGCCAGTCGTCACTGGCGGCGAGGAATACTCGTAAACTTCCTCGTCCACGGGAAGCTGAATCTGGAAGTCGTAGGGAACGGTGGACGCAGCAGCAGCAAGCATTGCGGCCTGACCGGCGTCATTTGGAACCTGTAGGACGGTGAAGGTGAATGTGCCGTAGTCAGGCAACGTCGCCATCTTGCGTTTCGCCGGAGTGGCAAAGTTCGACACATCGACGGTTGGAACCTTGATGCCCGAGAACTTGGCGGTTGTGACTTCGCCGACTGGAGTGAATGTTTCGGACATACCGGGATATCCGGTAGGGAAACCGATAGACACTGTCGTGCCGATGGCGAGAGAAGATGCTTTGGATGGTGATTGCGACATGGTGAGACTCCTATAGGCGGGGGATAAATTGCCCTCGTATAGGGGTCAGGTAGTTCAAAAAAGTGGCTATCCGTTGTAGAGGACGTAGAACTCGCAGACCGCTCTATACTGGCGAAGCTCGTCGTTAAAGAAGTCCTGATTCATAAGGTATGAAATGGACATCGAGCCCGACGTATAGCCGCTAAGAGCAGTCACCACGGCATTCCGTAAGGTCACGGCTTCGAGGTAGGTATTCGACCAGCAATTAACTTCGAAGCGATGACGTTGGTTGCCACGGGTCTTGAAGGTTGGTGTATTCGAGCCAGCGATGATCCGGTAGTCGATGGCGGGGAGCGTCGGCGTGTCCGGGAGTGCAGCAGGATACACGCGTGTTTCGCATATGGCGGTCACGGCTGTGGCGGTCGAGATTGCAGTGTAGAAATCGGTCTCGACCATTAGGCGTCCTCGTCGAGCGAATAGCAGATGAGCAGGATTTCTTTGTTTGCGCGGTTGGGGTTCAGCACCGACTGAATCTCCAGCGTGTGTGTGATCCGCGTAAACGGATCGGTGTAGACGACACGCATGTTGGGTTGAATGACGACTTGATATTGCCACCGGATGGACACACGATAGGTGTTCTTGCCGACGAACTCGGCGGTGGAATAGATCAACTGGGAACGCTGGAAATCGACGTTCGCCCAGCAGCAAAGCACGGTCGTCCACTCTTGCAATTCCTGCCCAGCCGCATCTTGTGAGGTGGTCTGGGACTGAATTGCGATGGGTGTGTTGTAGTCGCTTGTGCGTGTACGCATGACGACCCCTATCTGTACCCGAACATCGACACACGTTCGGTATCGAGCAGGGCGTTGACGCCGAGTGGAATGTTCTTGAGCGGTAGCTCCGAGGAGTTCTCCCGGTTTGCGTACCAGTGGGCGACAAGCAAGAGAATCGCAAGCACGATTGTGTGTGGGCAGGTGTTGACCTCGACGCCGTCACCATAAGAACCCGCGACAAATGTGATCGCCACGGAGCCGGGGATATAGGTTGTAGACTCCGGCCAGATGTTGCCCCATGAGGGAGCGATCCGACCGGGGGTGGAAGTGGTGTCTACGTTGTATGCGGATGAGGGAACCGTCTGCATGGTGCCCGTGCCGTCAATGTAGGTGATCGACGTGACCGAGACGAGATTGGCACGCGGTATGTCAATCGTCAGCTTGTCCCAAAAGAAGAATGGATAGTCGGTACGGGCGGCGGGGTTCAGACTGCTTTCGCCCCATGACAGGGGGAAGAAATCCATCGTGCGCTTCCACGTTTGGTTGAAGAACGCCCGGTGAGTATATTTCTCGCAGTAGGCACGGGCGGCGGAGATATAGATGGCGATGAGCGCGTCGTCGTTCGGGTAGCCCACACGAAGGTGTTCCTTCGCCGTCGCCACGCTGACGGGCTCCACGGCTGGCGGTGTGACGAGTTTTAGACCGAGGGGTGGCATGGGTTACGAGCGAATGGCTTTCTCACGCTTGGTGCGTGCCGGTGCGGTTGCAAACTCTTTGGCGGCTTTCTCCGGTACCGGGACGGGAGTGAGTTTCCAGACCTGAGCATTGCCGCTGTCTACCCACTTCTGGCCGATGGCGTCGTCAACGTCGAGCAATTCGTTCCTAACGAGCGCACGATTAGAGAGAGCGGAAGTGAAAGTCTTTGTAATGCGAACGAGCATTTGAAGCCTCTATAAACGCCCGAAGGTGCGACCCCGGTTGTGAGGCCGCACCTTACAGGGCGGGTGGTTACGAGTGGGTGACCAGCTTCAGGATCGGGTGGGTTCCGGCGTCGGTCGATGCGCCACCGACACGGGTGTAGGCGACGAAGCCCACTTCCAACGTGTCCATGTAGCGTTCGTTAAGCCGCACGAAGCTCATGTCTCCATCGGTGCGGAGCAGGTAGCCCTGTGCAAAGTCGCCGTAGAGGATTCCGGCGTTGCCAGCGACGTATGCCGAAGGCAGCGACTGGTTGAGCACGATAGGCCGACCGAGGATATGGTCGAGCACGCCTGAGTTCGGATTTGGAATGAACAGAGGGCGACCGAGACCATCGACCAAGCCCATCACATTGGAACGGGTGGTGGAGGACATTACCCACGAGGCGTTCGCCTCATAGGACGGGTCAAGCGCGGAGTAGCACGCCGTGAAATCGTCATACACGACCGTACCGGCAGTTGCGGATGTAGCACCGAGAGTCGCACCAGATACGACGGATGCGATATTGGAACTGTTACCCAGCGTGATGTACTGCTCCAAGCCACGTGCGTAACGAATGCCAAACTTGGTGCGAAGCCAAGAAGCTAAGTCAAACGAGGCGTCGTCGAGTTCCTGCAACGAAACCTTGACGAGCGTGGCAATCGTGTCGGTGTACATGAGAAACCCACCGAACGTCGGGTCTGAATTGGTCGGAGGCGAGGAAGTCGTGGTGTCCAGCAACTGCGAACCTTCACCAAGCGTGACAAGAATGTTTGCATTGTCATTGCTAGTCGCAATTTTGATGGGGGCACCGTTGTTGTTTGTCACCTTCTTGCCGACAACGTTAATCATCTGACCGACGTACTTAGTCGCGTCGATGACGTTCTGGTTGTAAAGCTGCGGGATGATGGCTCCGCCAGTTGCTGAGGAAGTGGTGAGCAGATCACGCTTTTCACCGGTGCGGAAGTAGTGCTCGAAGGCACGCATCTCACCGGCTTTTTCAGCGTCACCGGCTTCGGGGGTGCCCCGAGGCGGACGGACGGTTGACCGAAGTTCCGACTCCACCTGAGCGATCTTTTCGGCAGTGGTGATGTCAGCCGCGAGAATGTCTGCGTCGGCAAGCATCGCATCGACCTTAGTCCGCGTCTCTGCGGCCTTGGCCTTGTCTTCCATGTGGCTGATGGTGAGGGACAGGTCGCGTGCGTCAGTGACGAGCTTTACTCGCTGCTCCTTGAGTTCTTGAATAGTAGGCATTGTGTTGTCCTGTTTGTGAATTCGCAGGATCAACACGACCCCAGCCGTGTGCCTCTGCGTGGGCGGTGTGGGGTCGCCATTGAAGGCACAGCACTGGGCTGACCGACACCGTCTACTCAGGGGTCTGGTAGTTCATTTATTTGCTAACGTCGCCAAGGCGAGGCGAATCCGTAGATCGAGATTCAGGTTGGCTTCGCGTTCGTCATCGTCGGTAGTGGGATCAGCCGACCGTGTGTCTGGCTGGTCGGGGCAGGAGCACTGCTCGTCGCCCGCATCCCTCTTGGCCAGCTTCGTCCGAATTTCAATGGGTGCGTTGCGGAGGCTGAGCGAGGTATCCGGGTAGGCCGGGAGGCACGTCACAGTGATTTCGAACAGATCGACATCCAGCAGCGTGCGAACTGCGTCTCCCGAAGCGTCTTCGCCCCATGTGTCGTTCTGGCAAATGAAGCCGAACGAGCATCCCGAGATGTCTCCACGCTCGATGAGCACGATCAGGTCTGCGGCTGTAGTTGTGTCGGGGAGGATGACCGAGAAGGCCAGTCCATTATTGTCGGTGTTGAGTGACAGCGTGCCCGAGACCGTGCGGCCAAGCACAAGTGAGGTGTCATGGCTATAGAGGCACAGTACGTCGGGGTTCTCCGTGAGAGTGCGGGTAAATGCGGACGGCGACACAATCTCGAACCAGCCGCCCATATCCACGCTGGGCGAATTGAAGACCGCAGCGTAGCCCGTCAGAACACGCTGCCCTTTGTCGTTCGTGGCGATACGAAGCTCGGTCGGCTTTATCTGTCGTACTTCATGCTTCACTGGGTTCATGGGATACTCCTATCTCTTGTTCAGCGGCGAAGGCTGCTGCATCGCGGCGGATATTGATAACGAGGGATCGCACTGCCTTTGCGAATTCGGTGCCGACAGCAGACTCGGCGTCATCAGCGGTGTATGTTTCCGCTCTCTTGGCAAGCGACCGGCAGACGGTCTCGACGTGCCTATCGAGCGCGGCAGACGGCATCATCGTCAGGTGGTTCTGGCTCATCGCTGTATCTTGGGCAACGTCCGCGATAGACCTCAGAACGGGCGCAAAGAGTGCGGCAACGGTCTCGAAATCCCGCTTATCACGCTTCAATAGCCGCCCAAATGCATCGCGGTAGATGCTTATATAGGCGGTTGTGTAGCGTCCCAGCATCGAACGTTCGGCTGCGGTAGGTGTGGCATCGTCGTGGCTGTTGCCGTCGCCGAGAAGAGGCTGATCGCCGATGGGCTGATCCTGAACACTTTCGGTGTCGAGTAACCGGTCAGCGTTTTGCATGTTGACCGGCACCCAGTAGGTGTCGCCAACCGGACCGATCGGATTCCAGCCAAGCTCTGTACGAATGTCGTTGGTGGACAGCCATCCCCACTGTTTGCCAGCGGCGTATCCAGCGGCTTGGGATTCCGTGTCGCCCCTCAACCTTTCGGTCACATCGAATTGCACTTCGAAGCGGCCTGAGTTCCGGCCAATGGTAGGCAGGAGCTTGCGGGTGACCTCGGATTCCAACCGAGACAGATAGGGTCGAATGCAGTCGGTGATGAATTCCCGTGAAGCGTTTTCTGCGTTCGCGTTCGACAGCTTGGTGGTGTCTCCCACCATATGTGGGGGCACACGAAAAATAGCGCAGATTTCAGAGCGTTGAAACTGACGCGCCTCGATGAACTGGGCGTCTTTGTTGTTTGTCGAAGTCGGCGTGTATTTCCAATCGCCGGGGAGCACGGCTGTAGACCCCTGTTTGTCCCCGCCCTGAGTTCTGTTCCACGAATCCTTCACAGCCTTGATTGCGTCGTCGTCGAGGTCAGAGGTCGTGGACAAGATTCCACCGGGACGAGCACCATTCCCAAAAAATCGAGCACCGCTCTTCTCCGCCGCACGAGCGAGGCCGATGCCCTGACGCGCAAGCTGGATCGGAGAGAAGCCCTTCATGCCGTCGAAACTGAACAGCGGGCAATGAAGGATGTTCGCGGCGGGGATACGGCGAGTCCTACCGTCCGTCATTCCATCTGTGGTCTCGTAGATCACATCGCCGGGGGTTCCGTCTGGCTTGGGTGGGAGCCGCTTGGGCTCCGTCAGGTCTGGCCGCAACGGCCAGATGGCGACCGCACGGCCACCCTTGTCTCGCTGAATCTCGGCATACGCGTTGCCGGTAAGAGCTAGGGAGCCGGAGAAGCTCTCCCAAAAGGTAAACGCGGTCATTTCAGGGTTCGGAGCGACACCGAGGAGATAGGTCAGGTCGTGGTCTGGTGCATCCTTCCGGCCTTGATCGGTTAGTTCGAAAACCCGGACGGGTAAACTGGCGACCGTCTCACTGATGACCCGGACGCATCCGTTGACCGTCGCCTGTTGGAGCGCAGTGAGGATGGTGACTTGTTCCCCGGACGCCGTGGGTTCAGCACCTGACGCCCAAGCTAGAAAGCCGGAAGTCGAAAGCGGAATGGCGGGATTATTGAGCGGGTCGCTACGGAGTTCCAGCTTGGTGATGTCTGGGGAGCGGAGTTCGGATGCGAATTGTGTGATGGCTGACTTGATGCCCATGCGTAAGGAGTCCCTACGCATGAATCCGGTAGTCAGCAAACTTCGGGTGTCCCTACATCACGAAGGGGGCGAAGCGTTTCTTGTTGGCTATGGGGACAACCATTCCTCTGCCCAACGCCGAGCACAGGGCACTCACGCCGTCGATGCGTTCGCGGGACTTACCTTTGTCAGGCTTCATCAGGCCGGTTGAGCCGACATCGGCGACCGTGTTTGAAATCATCCACGCAAGGACAGGGTTTCCACCGTGGGCTAGCTCGCGGCGGTTGACTAGTTCGATCAGCCGTGTCATCGGGGCATTCATACTGACGTTGCCCTGCCGGAAGGGAACCATCGTCAGTCCGTCGCCGCTCAGGCGGGTATACATCTCCGTCATCCGCCAATCGTCATAGACGGCTTCCTTGATGACGTATGTGGCCGCAAGTTCCCTAATCTTTCCGTACACGAAGTTGTGGTCGATATAGTCGCCGGGAGTCAGACAGATCAGCCCGTCGTGAGCCCATGCGTCATAGGGCACCCGATCCAGCTTCGCCCGCTTGGTGATCGAATCTTGGGGCAGAAAGAAGAAGGGAAGCACCGACCATTTCGGATCGTCGCCGAAGGGTGGGAATAGTAGGACGACCGCAGTGATGTCCGTTGTGCTGGAGAGGTCGATACCGGCGAAGCATTGCCGTCCCCGCAGCTTCTCTGCGTCCACAGGGAAATCACATGCAGCCCACTTGTCAGCCGGAATGAAGATGGATTGCGCTTCCGTCCAGACCGAGAGGTTGAGCCGCAGGAATGTCAGCAACTCCACCGGGTCTGATTTGGCTCTATTGGCCTGTGCCCGGAGATTCTTGATGGACACAGCATGGCCGAGTGATGGGTTTGCTTTTATCCAATTGCGTTCATCTTCCCAGTCGTCGCCATCGTCAAGTCCACATATCCATGAGAACCACGTGTCATCCTTAAGCACGCCCTCCAGCACCTTGATGCTGTACTCCCGCTGACGCCATGCGACCGATTGCCGGTCGTACCCGGAATTTGTGATCGCAAATAACATCGGATCAGGCCACTTGCCGAGGGCAGTGGAGAAGGCATCCCACACCTCGGCGGTCGGGTGCAGATGCAACTCATCGAGGACGACAAAGGACGGGCGGGAATTGCTGAAGATAGTTTTAGCTTCGGCTGAGCAGGGTTCGAACTTCGCAGCGGTGCCGGGAATGTGGAGGTTGTTGCGGTGGCTCCTGATTCTCTTTTTGAGGGGGGTGGACTTTTGCACCATCAGGTCGGCTGTATCGAACACGACCTTTGCGGTCTTCCGATCAGTCGCAGCCGCGTATACGTTCGCGCCTTTTGTGCGAAGTAGCTCGTAGACGCACAGAGCCGAGGCGATGGTTGACTTCAGGTTGCCACGGCTAATCTCGGAGTAGGCGAACTTAAATCGCCGTAGCCCGGTCGATGTCCAAGTCCAGCCGTACAGGATGAAAAGGAACGCTGCGATCCACGGCTCAAGGACGAATGGCTTGCCGTCATATTTACCAGCAGTGCCAACGATGTAGGTTTCGATGAATTGGATAACATGCAGACCGAACTCCGGGCGGAACTTCAAGTCACGAAGATGGCCGTCAGCCAGATCATGGCGATGGGATTCGCACGCGAGACGCACCCACTTGCTTGTAATAACGGAGCCATCGAGAACCCCCGCAATGTATGACTCCGCCTTATGTTGAATTTCGTCGCTCACTCAATAAGAGGGCGAAAGTCGGAAAACTACTACTACTTCTTGCGGGACGGCGGTGTCCAACGTTTGCTGGGTGGCCGTGGTGGCATCTCGACGTGCGGCAGCGAATTCAGATGCGGAGCAAATCCCCAATAACATTCGTCAGGCTTGCGATAGGTCAGGAAAAATTGCCGCACCAGCAGCATCTCGAAGGCGGTAAAAACAGAACTAAGCGTTTTGACCATCAGTTGACTCCATGGATGTCAGCGGTATCCACACTCTTTGTCATGCTCATAAATTCCTCAAACGGATCTTCGGCCACGGCTACAGGTGCAACCTGAATACGTGATCGGGATGCCGGGGTCATGCCGAACTCCACTAGGAATTTGCGCATCAGGTCGAGGGCAGTGTTGGCAACGCCCACAAAAGGATTTTGGATGGGATACCCAGACTTGGGTGATTTGATGACTGCACCAAATTTCTGAACCTGAGTGTCGGCATGAACCCACCGGCTCCAAGCTGAGCAATAGGCAGCGAGGGCCGCACGATCAACGGACGTGAGGAGGCCGAGGCTAGTTAGCTCTTTGCTGATCCGTCGCCATTCCTTTTTCGCATCGGCGTCCAGATGGGACGGGCATGTGGGCGTACCCGTAGGCTTCGGCTCCCGGCGATTGAGTGGCCGGTGGCCGGGGTTGCCAGCGAGTTCTTTGAGGGCGGTTGGTTTGGGCTTGCGTCCGGGCATCAGAGACGCTCCGCTTTCTTGCCGGTCAAGGTCTCCCAGCGGGCAACGATCACGTCGCAATAGCGCGGATCGAGTTCCATCAGGTTGGCCGTTCGCCCGGTCTGTTCGCACGCCATGAGGGTGGAACCGGAGCCGCCGAAGAGGTCGAGCACCCATTGGCCTTTGAGGCTGCTATTGGCGAGGCAATACTCGATCAGGGCGACCGGCTTCATTGTGGGGTGCTCGGTGCTTCGGGAAGGCCGGTCAAATTCAAGCAAGGTGGTCTGTTTGCGGTCGCCATGCCACGTGTGCGCCGCACCGGGAGCCCAGCCGTACAAAATGGGCTCGTGCTTCCACTGGTAGTCCCCGCGCCCCAACACGAGGCTATTCTTCGCCCACACGAGGCATGACCGGAGAGACCAGCCAGCCTCCATGAAAGAAGTGCGGAAATGGTGGCCTTGGAGGTCGGCGTGGGCGACATAGATCGCTCCGCCCGGCTTGGTAACCGCTAGGGCGGCAGCGAATGCGTCATGGAGGAACTGCCTGAAGCGGTCATCGTCCATTGAGTCGTTCTGGATGCTCAGGGCATCCTTGGTCTTTCCCTCATAGGCGACGTTGTAGGGTGGGTCAGTCCAGACCATATCGGCCTTCTCACCGTCCATGAGTCTGGCCACATCGGATTCGACAGTTGCGTCACCGCAAAGGAGACGGTGGTTTCCGAGCAGGATCAGGTCGCCAAGCTTGGTGACGGGATCGGCAGGAGGCTCCGATACATCGTCCTCGTCTTCAAGGCCGATAGAGCGGGGAAGGATGCTATTGAGTTCGGCGTCCGTGAAGTATGGCTCCAAGTCCATCTCCTCGGCAAGTTCGCCAAGGACATCGGGATTCCATTCCAGACCAAGTTCGGATGACCGGTTGTCGGCGATGGCAAGCTGTTTGGCTTTGTCATCAGCCGACAGGTCGAGGTCAATGCGTTGGACTGCGATGAGTTGGGTGCCGTCAGTGGGGACGACGATAACGTCTTCGAATCCGGCAGCGGCGGCATTGGACGCGGTTTTGTTGCCCGCGATAATGACGCCATGCTTGTCGATCAGTATGGAACGACCGGCGCCGAATTCTTTGAGGGAATGTTCGACCGCAGCATTGCCGCGTTTCGTGCCCTTGTTGGCGTTTCGGGAATCTTGTTGGAGTTCGCTAAGCTTCATAGGTTCAAAAATCTGGTTTGCGTCCGGGAGTCCAGTGGGCTAGAGTGGTTGGCGGGAGGCGACTTAAATGGCAACGGTCTTGCTCGTAGTTCTTGTGGCAGCTTGCACGGTTGGGCGGTTGGTCTATATGTCACGCCTTGCCAGTAAGCGATAGCCTCTCCTTCTCGACAGACTCAGAAAATACCCCCGGCCTCCCAAATCGCGGGATGGTACGCGCCATCAGAGCGCGGTCAACACAGGCGGCGAATCCTACGTTTCGAGACCCCTATCCCTACATGCAATAGTCAGAAAGTTTTTTTCACTAGCGACAGCGACAGGAATCAATCGGTCTCGTTCGGTCTTCGCTCGATGGCACGCACGGCAGAGAGATTGCAAGTTGTCCATGTCGAGCCGTAGGTCTGGAGCCGCGTGCAGGGGAGCGATGTGATCCACATCGACTGCCGCTGTTGGGTGTTCTTGCCTCAGACATTCCTGACAGAGGTACTGATCGCGTTTCAATGCCCGGAGCCGGACGCGTTGCCATGCACGGTCGTATCCCCGACTCGCTGCTGTGCCACGCCAACGGTCGTACAGCCGTTCATTGGTGACGGCCTGATGTGCATCGCAGTAGCCGTTGCCGCTTGGCGGGACAAGCTCGGGGCAAGGTTGGCGGCGACACGGACGTGATGGAGCGGTTGGCATCTACTACCGGGTTCGGTAGGTGGGAAATGAACTGTGGCGATCCTTGTTGCTCAAGAAGGTACTTTCTGTAACCGCCTTTGGCTTCTGGGTTTTAGGCCGTGTTTCTTAGGGTTTTCCACCTATATGGCAGGGTTTTCCACCGCTCACGGGTTCGATGCATGGTGTAGGTTTATACCCCTCGGAGGATTATCACGCTCATGCCGAATAGACCGACCGATGATGATGTACTTCGCTACGCAATTTCATTGAGAGTTGCACCGGCACAACTGTTCCCGCGCCATGCAGTACAAGAGGTCGAATGCACACAATGCCACGCACTACCCGGTAGACCCTGTATGAGTCGAGGACGCGCCCGCAAATCCAATCACCTTGAAAGGGTGTTCGACAGAGCACGTGAATTCCTTGTATCCCGATCAAGGGGCTGAATTTCGTAAACAAAGTTCGGACATCTTTTAATCTTCGTGTCGAAGGTGGACAACAATGGCAAATTATTTCGTTCGAGTGGAGTTGATTGGATCGCCGAGTGCGGAAGTCTATACCAAGCTGCACGCATTGATGGCTTCAAATGGCTTTGCACAACAAGCTGTCGGAGACAATGGGAACGTAGTCAATCTACCCCACGCTACGTACTTTGGGACGGCTAATACCGATTGCGCGACCGTCGCAAAGATTGTGCATGATGAAGCACAGGCGAAGGTATGGACTATGGCAAGAGTATTGGCCATTCAATGGAGTGCATGGCAGCAATACAGAGAGGGCTGA